CTGGAACTTTTGACGATTACATCGACCCGGATGAACGGAGAGCAGGAGCAGCTTTAAGTTACGATGAAGAAGCTTATATCGACAGACCAGACTTTAAAGTCTATATCGAATCATTACCTGATTACAACCCGGAAGAATATGAAGCACCCGAACCGGTGATTCTGGATTTAAAGGCGAGGACACATCTCGCACCAGAACACCGCGGGGGTTTCATAGAATTTCATCACGATCACGCAGAAAGATTCGACGCAGAACTTTGCATTCGAGGGGCTTATTCTGAGCAATTACCAGACACACCGCAGTTGAGGAAGGACTATGTAGAGAAAATGCAAGATATGGTCAAGACACTAACAGGCAATCGAAAACAGAAATGGCAGGAAGTCAATAAATTAAGGAAAAGAACAGATCTAACCAATCCATTCCTTTATGATCCAGCCATATCTAATTGGGGACTTGCCCAGAAGAATAATGACGACATATCTTTCTTAGCAGCATTGAGGCAGAGAATCCGTTGGAGTACGGTAGACGCTAATAATGATAATTACATCAGCCAGCAACCTTTAGGGGATGCTTGTTGGGAATCATTTAGGCGTTACATGGGATGGGAAAACAGAGTACCATTCGATAAGACGCTATACGAGAAGAGCGTTACCGCATTTCAAGAACGACGAGGAGAAAGATCCCTAGCAGATAAGAAAGGCAGCTTAAATAGAGCGGACCCTGATTACGGAATTATGTTGACAGCGAAGACGCAATGGAAGTTGAAAGATAGGCAGTTTTCCGAAGCAAAACCATTACAACCAATCATGATACATTCAGACCAATATTTGTTTAAGTACGGACCGATGGGGGTATATCTTTTGGAGATGTTGATGCGAAATAAACCAGAATATTGGTTCTTTTATGCACGCAAAACACCAGAAGAATTTTCCGAGTGGGTTACAACCCACATACCACCAGGCGATACTTTACATATGAATGATTTGAAAGGACAAGATCAGAGCACGCAAGGATGGGCGGTTCGTTTCTTTGAGAATTTACTCAGATGGTTTTCATTCCCCGAGGAATGGATATCATCTTTCAGAATAGAGAAATTATCAAAAGAAATAAATCACAAGATCTTAGCAATCATGACAGATTCAGGCGAAGTTTGGACATATTTAAT